GGTGGAGGCTACAAAAGCTAATGAAGAAGCCTCAACAAAGCTTAAAGAACTGGACCAAGCAGAAGTGGCGTACCAAAAGTGGCAAGCCATCTACACAAGGACCGAAAGCTACCGGGGAGCGTTACCTACCGGAGAAAGCTATCAAGGCTCTTTCGGGACAAGAGTATGCCGCTACTACCAAAGCCAAGCGGAAAGCGACTAAGGCCGGTAAGCAAGTCGCCAAACAACCAAAGAAAATTGCAAAGAAGACAGCAAGGTATAGGTAATGGCAACAACGAAAGACGTAGAGCGTCTACCATCAGGAAGAATTAAATATCGTGGAGAAACTTTTGCAGGGTATAACAAGCCTAAGCGCACAAGCGGCGGCCCTAAAAAATTTGCTGTTCTCGCAAAGAAAGACGAGCAAGTTAAGCTCATACGATTTGGTGACCCGGACATGGAAATCAAACGAGATAGCCCTGATCGCAGACGTTCTTTCAGAGCGAGACATAAGTGTGATACAGCGAAAGATAAATTCACAGCACGATACTGGTCATGTAAGAAGTGGTAACAATGGATAAAGCAAAATACCTCAACGCAGAACGTAGCTACTCAGATAAGCAACTTGCTTTCTTAGAAGCTATGGCGGGGGAGTCAAAGGGTAATATTGGTGCAGCCATTAAGGCAGCCGGTTACGGTGCTGGAGTAGCGGCTCGTGATGTAGTGCCTTACCTACAGGATGAACTGATTGCAATTGCAGAACACATCTTAGCGTACAACGCACCTAAAGCCGCATTCGGTATGGTAGGTGTCATTGACGATCCTACTGCCTTGGGAGCTAAAAACTCAGTGGCGGCGGCTAAAGAGATTCTTGATCGTGTCGGTATCGTCAAAAAAGAGAAGTTAGAAGTATCTTCAGAAGATGGTAGCGGAATCTTTATCCTGCCACCCAAGAGAGAAGATAAAGAGGACTGATGAGTCTTTACGACTTCATTGAAGATGAAGGCTTACGGGGTATAGCTGAAGAGTTGTACCCCGAAACCGTTGTAAGAAGCCCTAGAGGTAAGCCTTACCGTCCGTTCATGTACGATAGAATGCCGTACAAGGACCAAGAGACTGGTCAAGCGGTCTACAAGATACGTCTTGACGATTTCAAAGTGTTTGTTGAAGGTATGTACGCTGCACGTAACGGCACTGCTTACCGTAAGATAGCAGACTACATAACTACTAACACAGGCGGTAACTGTTCGTACCAGAAGGTATCTGACGAACTAAAGCTTATCACAGACAAATTACCGCAATGGAAAGAGACTCAGGTCAAGGTTAACAACTTTGCTGGGGAGAAACACTTCTCTAAAAACCAAAATAGAGAAGAAAAAGCTAAAACACGTAAGAAAAAACAACTTTCTACTCAGAAACGCAAGATTGAGCTTGAGTTAAAGCGTATTACTGCTGAAGAAGCCATTGAAGCAGGTAAGTTAACGGAACAAGATGCTCAGAACATTGAGCAATTTGTAGACGAGGGCGGTAAACTCAAGTCAGACAAGCAAATTGAGGTCACTAAAGAGAATTTAGAGGCTGAAAAAGTACAAAATGTTATTTTTAAGCCTAATGATGGTCCACAGACGGACTTTTTAGCCTCTTCAGAGCGTGAAGTGCTCTACGGAGGTGCTGCAGGGGGTGGTAAGTCCTACGCATTGCTCGTAGATCCTCTCAGGTTCGTCTCTAACTCCAACTTTAATGGTCTCCTATTACGTAGGCGTTCAGATGAGCTTAGAGAGCTTGTATGGAAGTCTCAGGAGCTATATCCGAAGGTATTTAAGAGCGCAAGATGGTCAGAGCGCAAATCACAGTGGACGTTCCCTAGCGGAGCGAGACTTTGGTTTACGTATTTGGACAGAGAAGACGATGTACTGCGCTATCAGGGCCAAGCCTTTACTTGGATCGGGTTTGACGAACTCACTCAGCATCCTACTCCATTCGCTTGGGATTACATGCGTTCTCGTTTGCGTACTACAGACCCTAGTGTTCCCCTCTGTATGCGAGCTACCACGAACCCTGGAGGTCCGGGGCATGGTTGGGTTAAACAGATGTTTATTGACCCTTCACCATCCAACACTCCCTTCGTCCCCCGTGATTTAGAGACGCAAGAGGAGTTACGGTTCCCTGTAGGTCATAGGAACGAAGGACAACCGTTATTTTACCGTAGGTTCATTCCTGCAACGCTTAAAGACAATCCGTACTTGTATGAAGACGGTATGTACGAAGCCAACCTGTTGGCAATGCCTGAACAGCAACGTAGACAGTTGTTAGAAGGTGATTGGACTGTAGCAGATGGTGCGGCATTCCCAGAGTTTAAGATGGTTCATCATACGTGTGAACCTTTTGATGTACCGGATAGTTGGACAAAGTTTAGATCGTGTGACTTTGGTTACAGTTCGTTTTCAGCAGTTCACTGGTTTGCAGTTGATCCTGCGTTTGAGACTCTGTACGTCTATAGGGAATTGTACGTATCTAAGCACACTGCACGGGAACTTGCAAAGAAAATTTTAGAATTAGAGTCTGGCGAAGATATTCGCTACGGAATACTGGATAGTTCAACTTGGCATACCCGTGGTCATACAGGCCCATCTATTGCAGAAGAAATGATTGCAGAAGGATGCCGCTGGAGACCATCAGATCGTACAGGTGGCTCTCGTGTTGCTGGTAAAAACAGATTGCACGAGCTATTGAAGTACGATGAAGCGATAGATCGTCCTAATATCGTTTTCTTTAACACCTGTCGTCAGATCATTGCTGACATGCAGGTCATTCCGACTGATCCAAAGGGAACGGATGACATTGATCCACGGTATGCATCGGATCACGCATACGACTCCGTACGTTACGGAATCATGTCAAGACCGAAGTCGAAAAGTATATTTGACTTTGGGAATGACTTTAATAAAACAGCTTGGAGACCAGTGGACCCAGTTTTTGGGTATTAATAGGTGTGTAAATGGCGATTGTAGATAAACCAGAATTTGATAATGATGAAGTTATAGCGTTGGAAGATAGTTCCGATGAGTCTTTAGATTCTGAGTATGCGGGATTCGTACAAGACGTGCGACAAAAGTTTCAACGGGCAAAAGATCGTCGTCTTACTGACGAAGAACGTTGGTTAACATCTTATAAAAACTATCGTGGCGTGTACGATGATACGACTCAGTTTACTGACACTGAGCGTTCTCAGATTTTCGTCAAGATTACTAAGACTAAAGTCCTTGCTGCGTACAGCCAAGTCACTGACGTATTGTTTGCGGGTAACAAGTTCCCTATTGGGGTAGAGCAAACACCAATACCTGAAGGCATCCAAGATACTGTACATATTGATGCCGCTGTTCCTGAACCCTTGCGAGAAGTTTACGAAGAATTAAACGTAGGTTACGCTGGTGACGGTAGAGAAGTTCCTCCAGGATCTGTTACTGCTCGTGATTTAGGGCCAATCCAAGAAAAAATTAAAGGTGCTGAAGACAAGATTAAATCTGGCTCTGGAAACACCATGACTGCCGCCATCTACGAACCCGCCAAAGAAGCGGCTCGTCGGATGGAGAAAAAGATTCATGACCAGCTTGCGGAGTCTGACGGCAACAAGCACCTGCGTTTCGTTGCGTTTGAACAATGTTTGTTTGGTACAGGGATTATCAAAGGACCATTTGCTCAGGATGTTGAGTACCCCCGCTGGGACTCTGACGGTAGCTACAACCCCGTCATGAAAACTAGACCTCGCTTAGAGGCGGTATCTATCTGGAATTTTTATCCAGATTCTGATGCCTATAACATGGATGAAGCGGAGCATGTTGTGTACCGCCATCGTCTATCCCGTACGCAAATGCGTGAATTGAAAGATCGTCCGCTGTTCCGTAAAGAAGCTGTAGAACGGTCTGTTGATGCTGGCCCTAACTACGTCAAAGAGTACTGGGAAGACGTGATCGACGATAGCAACTACACAATGGAGACTACCCGTTGGGAAGTCTTGGAGTATTGGGGTGTCATTGACAGCGAGACAGCGGAAGAAGCTGGACTAAAGCTAACTAAGGAACTTAAAAACAAAGATCAGGTACAAATTAACGCTTGGATCTGTGGCGGTAATATCCTTCGCTTAGTGCTCAACCCATTTAAGCCTACTCGCATTCCATTCTACGCTGTTCCGTATGAACTAAACCCATACTCATTTTTTGGTATTGGCGTTGCTGAAAACATGGAAGATACACAGCAACTCATGAATGGCTTTATGCGTATGGCTGTGGACAACGCTGTGTTGTCTGGCAACCTGATCTTTGAGGTGGACGAGACAAACTTAGTTCCCGGACAGGATCTGTCGGTATACCCCGGCAAAGTGTTCCGCCGTCAAGGTGGTGCTCCTGGTCAGGCTCTATTCTCGACAAAGTTCCAGAACGTAGCTCAAGAGAATATGATGTTGTTTGACAAGTCTCGTCAGCTTGCAGATGAGTCTACTGGTATCCCTTCATTCTCTCACGGGCAGACAGGGGTTATGGGGGTAGGCCGTACAGCTTCAGGTATGTCGATGCTAATGGGTGCCGCCGCACAGAACATTAAGACTGTAGTCAAAAATATTGATGACTACATGTTAGCACCTCTAGGCCAAGCTATGTTCGCCTTCAACATGCAATTTGACTTTGATCCTGAAGCTAATGGTGATCTTGCCGTTGTGGCTCGTGGTACGGAATCTTTGATGCGCAACGAAATTAGATCGCAGAAGCTGATGCAGGTGATGCAGTTGGGTGCTAACCCAGCGATGGCACCAATGATTAAGTTTGATTACATCCTGCGTGAGATTGCCGCATCTTTGGATCTAGACGAAGATAAAATTGTTAATGACCCTCGTGAAGCCGCTATCCAAGCTGCGTTAATGGCGCAGTACGCTCAGAATATGCCTCAGACCTCACAGGAAGGCGCACAACAGCCTCAACAGGGTCAGGAAGGGTCACCTACGCCAGATAACCAAGCAGGGGTAGGAGCGGGAGCTATGGGGCCAGGAAACGCCCCTGAACCGGGAGCAGAAGGATTTAGTCGTCCTGATGCCGCAGGACCAGAGGCCGCTTAATGCAAATTGAAACTGCTCGCAAGCTTTTAGCTCTTGTCAACGGCAAGCAAAACATAGAACGGTTGGAGACTTACGTCGGTGACCGCTTGAACTATTTACACCAACAATTAGAACAGTGTCCTACAGAAGCAGAGATGTATTCTTTGCAAGGGCAGATACGGGAAGTACGTCGGTTATTAACGCTGAAAGATGAGGCTATCCAGAAAGCGGGAGAAGGTAAGCACTAATGGCAGAGAAGCAGAATGTCCCAGCGTGGTTAGAAAGAGCCTTAGACCCTACTACGCCAACTACCAAAGATAATGAAACGGTACGCACGGCGAATAATTACTTTGAGGACATTGGTGCTGAGATTATCTATCCTACGATTCGCATGGGTGAAGACGGTAATCTGTACCGCCCAGAAGATCCAATGGAAGAATCCATTAAGAATAACGATTACATTGTCGTAGAGGGACCACCTAATCGTGAGACTGCAGAAAGAGCAATGCAAATCTCTAAGAAGATTAGTAAACAGATCAGTGCCGCTCGCACGAAAGAAGATGTGACGAATAAAGGTATAAAAGCAGCCGAAGAGAGATTAACTTCAGATACGGTGTCTTTTGACCAAGGCGGTTTGATGTCCGATGAAGTGGGTCAATCCTTAGCAAAAACTCCTTTAGATTTTGATCCTGAACGCCTAGCAAATATGCAAGCCAAGATGCGAGATGTTGTTCCATCTGGGGCTTATGAATTATACATGAAAGGCGATACAGACATTCAAGAAGAGTATGCGGAGCTTAGAGAAGAAGACGCCGAAGCTTTCGACACAGTAATGCGTATTAATACGGATGTTAATCGCCAAGGCATGGACCGTGCGCAGTTTTCTACGGAAGACGCAGTTAAAGATTCTCCTATTCCTGAGATTGATACTTATCTCATGGAAAACTCTGTATATCTAAATACTATACCTCCGGGGTTTGAATCTTCGCCACAGATTGCTGATGATGCTACGGCTCAGGTAATCCCAGAATCCCCAATAGTTGAAAGGACACGGAGAGGTCAACTTCCAGGCTTTGCTACCTACGGTGCGGAAGAACAAGACCAAGTACGTATTCATGAGACAGCCCATGCTTCTGGATTGATGGGCGATTATGATTCTATAATGACTAAAGTATTTGGTGACGTTGAAACTGCTGAAGCGGCTACGACTGGGCTAGATTTATACCGAGCTATTTCAAGGGATGATCCTTTGGCTGCTCGCCGGTCTATGAATTACCTTATAAGTCAGGGTGTAAATCTTTATCTAGACCGAGACGATTTAGTCGACAACATGATGCGAGCTATAGATGTGTTAGAACAAACATCGGATGGTGGTATTGAGTTGACCCCAGAGCGTAAAGTAGAAATTAGATCGGATATTGAAAAAGAATTTAAGAATGTCCCCCGCATTTTAGAAAACATGCGGTTAGAACGTGCTGGAGAAAAAAAGCTACCCGAAATGGATAAAGGTGGTTTAATGGCCGCTGATGGTGTCGATGTTTCTAAATCCGCAGAAGATTTACTAGATGAATTTAATGTTTTTGAAGGTTCCACTGCGATAATATACGATGATGAAGCCAGAGAACGTGATGCCAAAGTTTACGATGATCCAGTAGCTCAAAAAATGAACAGGCAGTTAGATACTGCTTTTCGCAAGTTGTTCAACAAACAGGATACAGTTACTAGGGAAGATTATTCTAAAACGGTACAAGTTATACGCAATCAAAATCCTGAAGTTTTTGATAAATATTTCTTTGGGCCGAACACTGACGCAAAAATAGAAGCTCTTAACTACGAAGAATTTTCTGATAACCCGTTACCTCACATGGATGAAGAAGCGGAAGCTGTGTCATACACGTTAAACATTCCCTTTGGTTCAGAAAATGAATTGACTTTGGGTGGCCCCACTGGTTTGCGTGGCTGGGCAAGACCTAAAAACCGTTATGACGACGAAGAAATATTTGTAGCAGGTAAGGGCGGAGAAGACGCTCCCAAAAGAAGTGCTACTGCACGTCATGAAGTTCGCCATTTAAAACACGGCGACTATGAAGGCCGCTCTGGTACATGGGAAGAAAACAGAATGAGAGATTTAGATGCTCTAGATGCTGTTTTATCCCAAGACCCAGTTAAAATACAAGATATTTTTGATCTTGAATATGGTAGTAAATTAAAAAAGAATCCAGAATCTTTTCCTACGTACGTACGTTGGTTTGCAAATACTTTAAGAGAAAGATTACAAAACGCAGTTAATTTACTTCCTGAACTTTATAGAGATGGGGTATTTGATAAATCTAAAGCTGATAAAGAACTCGTTAAGCAATTTCTTGAAGATTATGATAAAGACGAGCAAGGATTTGTTGATAGCTTATTGGGTAATGATCCTGAAAAACAAACGGATGTAGATATTAAGACATCTACTACTGATGCTAAAAAACTTGCAAAAATTTTATCTGTAGCTCCTTTTGTAGAAGAGGCTGATCGTGGCGGATCTTCTTGGCCGTATCGTGTGGATTACAAAATTAATCGTGAAGCAACAGGCATGAATGCAGGTGGATTGATGGCTGATCCACTTGTTCTCTCAGAAACTGCTGAAGAAGAAGCAGAACCTAAGATGGGCGTTGGTGAGTATATCCAAGCTGGTATGGATTTAGTTGAAGACTTCTCCCCTGCAGGTACAGCCCAAGCCATGATTGATGCTGCAGAAGAAGCCTATAAGCTTGCGTCAGGTGCAGAAGATGCAAGTTTATTAAATCTTGGTGTTGCGGCTATCGGAGCAATTCCCGGCGGAAAGACTGCAACTAAAGTTGTGGATAACGCCTCAAAGATTGCAGATGAGATTGCAGAAGCATCTTTAGAAATATCAAAATTAGATAACTACGTTCCTAAGAAGACAGTAAAAGCGTACAAGCTATTTACTAAAGGTGAAGACGACAACTTGTACCCACTGTTTGTAGACGCTAACAAGCCATTGCCTGTTGGAGAGTGGATCAAGGCAAACATGCCTGATTACATCTTTCAAGCAAAGAACGGTAGATACTATGTCCCATCTAAGGCTACTGCACCGAAGACTGAAACTGGTAAGAAAGCATTCTACGATACTGGAGAGCGTAAGGCGACAGGTAGTAGTGTGGAGATACCAGATGATCCAGAACTTCGCAAGAAGTTAGTAGAAGCTGGGTTTATTGCCAAAGAAGGTACTAAGAGTGTTAAAGCTGTAGCCGCACGTCCGGGTTGGCATTCTGGAGATGTTCCTATTGCTCATCACATTGGAGCGATGATTGATCCTGCAACGGGCGGCACTAAGAAGCTAGAAATGCCTAACGTTCGTCGGGACGATCAAGTCTGGGCAGAGGTTGAGTTACCTGCAGATGTGGATTGGCAACAAGAAGCACTACGTAGGGCTAACGTTAAAAAAGACGGCCAGATTGATGTCGGTACTGCGCACATCACGGATAGGGTTCCCCATGGCGGTAGCTACCGATACAAAACTAATCCGAATATGACTGGTGAATGGTTGATTGCTGGGGAGCTTAAAATTAACCGTGTACTTGATGATGCTGAAGTGAAAGCAATTAACGAGGCTGCAGGTGTCGAGGACTTACCTCGCTACAGTGACTTTATGAAGCAATACACAGAGACACCTACTCAAACAGGCATCATGTCTGCGGAGGGTGCCGCAAAAAAGTCACCAGCCGTTGATATGGCAATTAACGTACGAGTCGATAAGAAAGCCGACTTAGACTACGCAGAAAAGCTTATTAGCGGTGAAAAGGTATACGAGACTAGAAACTCCCGTAGCTTAGACCCGTACATTGGTCAACGTGTAGGTATTGCTAAAACAGGTGACGGTAAGGCGCAAGCTATAGGTTCTGTTGAGATTGGTGAGCCTATTGAGGTTGACGAAAAAACTTTTAGGGAGTTACAGGATAAGCATCTTGTGCCTGAAGGAAGTGCCTTTGATGTACCTAAAGGCGGTAAGAAATATTTATACCCTGTATCTAACCCAGAAAGATTTGAATCTCCAAAGGATGTAGGGCGAGGAATAGTCAGCAGGAAAATAGTAAACAAATATGCTGGCGGTTTAATGTCAGATGAATATAACAGGGCAGAATCATGATTAAGACAGAAGCTGGCGAAAAGATGAAAGAGGAGAATCCCGTGGATAAGATTGACACTATCGACGGGCAGGAGCTTCTGCGCCAAGAACTAGAGAAAGAAGGCAAAAAGTTTGGTATGCCTGAAACACCGGAGATGAACATGGGTGGTTTAATGAGTGATGGCATGGGAGTCATCATTGGTATTGAGGCTGAGTCTGGTAATGAGATTCCTGCTGGCTCTAAGCCTGAAGAAGTTGCAGATGATATTCCTGCAATGTTATCAGAAGGTGAGTACGTTATCCCTGCCGATGTTGTTCGCTGGCATGGTGTCAAAACGTTTGAAGAAATGCGTTGCGAAGCTAAGATGGGAATGGGCTTGATGGCCCAAGACGGACGCATCGCTGAAGTTGATGGCGAAGCCTACGAGCACGGCCATGAATCTCCTGATTACGACATTGAAGAAAAAGATAAGCCTAAAGTAGAAAAGGCGGAAGTTGAAGTTGTTCACGCCGCTGAAGGGGTTAGTTTAGAGGAACCCACCACACCTGCGGGTGGACCATACTATGGTTATCGTGTGGTGTTTGATCCTGAAGTAGGGCGATATGTGTTTAAAGCTGTTGACCCAGAGACTCAAGAGTATGTGACTACAACAGATTACGATCCTACAAAATCTACTAGATACACCCCAGAAGCTCTACTAGGTATCGGTACACAAGAAGAGGAAGAAGAGGAAGAAGAAGACGAGGGTCCAACAATATGTCCCGCTGGATACATTCTTCAAGATGGTCAATGTGTTCCAATGACTGCTGTAGATGATGGTGGTAACGGGCCTTCTGGTCCCCCTGATTATGTTCCGTACAGCGAACAATTAACAACTAGAATTGCGGAGTCTTTGGGTGCATTAAGCCCAGAAGATTTAGCGGATTATGAGGGAGCTACTCTTTCTGATAAAGCAATTTCAAGAATGACGGATGCAAGACAACCTAACTTTTTACAGGGTGTTGCGGCTTTAGCGGGAGGCGTACCGGGAATAATTGGGCTAGGTCTCAAGAACATGTACGACTCTGTAGGAGCTAAACGTGCCGCAATTACTCGTGAAAATTATCTTACTGGGAAAGTAAGTGGTTTAACGGACACTCCTGTGGAAAAAGGCAAAGGTGTCAAAGCTTACAACTGGACTTTTAATCCTAATACAGCATCATTCAACAAAACACCTGCTACCACTGAAATCACTGCAGTACAAACACGATCTGACGGGTCTGATTGGGTTACTGACTATAATAATGTCGGGGCTTCAGGTACGTCTTATAGTCGAGACGATGTATTTAGTAGTGACATTGATGATCCAAACTCTGCAATTAATGATGTGTTTGCAGGTATTGATGCGGACTTTGCAAGTTACTCTACTGTAACAGGGGGAGGTACCGGGGGGCAGGTTACTGATTATGGTACTTCATATAGCCCAAGCGTAGAATCATCATTTTCTTCCACAGATGTGGCATCGTACTCTGCTAGTGACGGTAGCGATAATGACAGCCAAGCTGGTTCTGGTTCAGGTGGTCAAAACGATGGTACTGATTCTGGTTCCTCTGCCGCATCAGCCTCAGACAATGACTCAAGTTCCTATAGCGGATATATGGCTAAAGGTGGGTACGTTACTAAAAAGAACAAGCCTAAAGTGGCAACAATGCAATATTCAAAAGGAAGCAAATAATGGCTGAAGATATGATGAATGAAGAGATGACTGGCATGGCAGCCCCTGCTCCTGCAGAAGCACCTATGCCCGAGGAACCAATGCCAATGGAAGAAAAAGAACCATCTATTGATATGGAAACTTTGATGGGCAACTTTATGGATTTGGCAGACGAAGATCGCAAAATCGCAACTAGATTGCTTGCCTCTCCTGCGACAGTAGTCTTAGATAAAATTATTGGGGAGCCTGTGTTGGCTCGTTTAGTAGAACAACTAGGCACTCCAATGGATACGAATACTCCAGAGCCAGAAGCCGCAGAAGGCATGATGGCACCATCGACAGAACCTATGGCAGATATGCCAGCGGAAGAAGAGGAAGCTACTCCTCCGGTCTAAAGTACCGAAAGTAGTTTATATGGGCTACCCATTATGGCCCCCAGCAAAAGGAAAATACAATGGCTAATAAACGTTACTCACGTCAAGAGATTGAGGAAGACGAAGTACAACAAGAAGAAACAGTAGAGGCAGACGCACCTACTGAAGATAACGAAGAAGAAACCTTTAAGAAGCGTTACGGTGATCTTCGGCGTTACATGCAACAGACTGTAGAAAATAAAGACAGAGAGTTAGAGCAACTCAAACGTCAAGTACAGCAGAAGAGTAAAGAAGAGTTCAAGTTACCAACCTCCGAAGAAGAGATTGAAGCATGGGCTAGTAAATATCCTGAAGTTGCAAAGATTGTTGACTCCATCGCTCAGAAGCGAGCACGAGAAGCAAGCCAAGAAGTAGAACAGAGTATGTCTGATCTACGTAAAATGAAGTCTCAATTAGAGAAAGAAAAAGCACAACATCAACTTCAGCAAATGCATCCTGATTTTGACAGTATTCGTGCAGATAAGAATTTCCATGCTTGGGTAAAGGAACAACCTACCTACATCCAAGATGCACTGTATAAGAATGATACAGACGCTATCGCCGCAGGACGTGCAATTGATTTGTACAAAGCGGATATGGGAATGATCTCAGAGAAGCGTTCTGATTCTCAGTTGGAAAAAGAAGCCGCTAAGGCTGTTAAGAAGACTGGAAAGAATTCTCCTTCTGCATCGCCAAGTGCAGAATGGAGTGAAAGCAAGGTTGCCTCTTTAAAAGCGTATGAGTACGAAAAGTACGAAGAAGAAATTCTTAACGCAATGCAAAGTGGCAAGTTTGTCTATGATATGTCTGGAGCCGCAAGATAACTGTTGACAAATAGTTATTATTGTTTAAACCACGCATATTATATCTAGATAAGGGGTAACCCCGTAAGGACAACTTATCCCTTACTAGACATAAAAGATTACTAACCGTGAATAGAATACCTTGTAACCGTGGCCTCTGATTGTAATGCTTTTGGCCGAGCATGTCAACCCAGACACCCACAGTGTAACAAGCCTCTGCAGCGGTCAGTCGTAATCTAGTACATAAATTATGCCTGACTATGAGGAGAACTTATCATGGCATTTCGTTCAGCAGCAGGATATGGAAACTTACCTAATGGTAATTTCTCACCTGTAATCTATTCCCAGAAGGTCCAAAAAGCCTTCCGTAAGTCTTCTATTGTTGAAGACATCACAAACAACGACTACTTCGGTGAAATCGCTAACTTCGGTGACTCTGTAAAGATCATCAAAGAGCCAGAAATCACTGTTAAAGAGTACTCACGTGGTACGCAAATCACTGCGCAAGATATCGA